CCCAGGCTCTACCCACATCGGGTACCTTGGAAAGAATGTGTCGGTATGACCCAGACTTTACTTCTGGAACTACCAATGTATATGTTGGTAAGCTTCTGCTTAGCACGTTATCACAGGTTAACCTAGATAACTTGGTTAGCATCTCTGGTACAGTCGGCAATGTCGCTGATGGTCAGGCACGTCGCTTGACCTGTTTCTCTGGCTCAGACAATGGACTCTGGCAACCATCAGATGGTGATCCAACACATGCGTTGGTTTTCTTCCATTCTGATACGCGCACGGTTGCGAACTTGTCAGCTTCTTATTCGGATGGAGTTGGAGGCTCAGACAATACGGTGACCTTCGCGTATTCTATCGATGATGATTTTGTCGTTAGTAACGCTGTTGGTTCCGTGATTGGTGATCCTCTATGGGGTCTTGAGCAAGCAAGCAACTCAATTGGGGCAACTGCGGGTCTGATCCCCGAGATCGACATCAAGGTTGACTCTGTGAGCATCACAGCGATGACCAAGAAACTCAAAGCCAAGTGGTCGCCCGAGTTAGGACAGGATCTTAATGCCTATCATAACTTGGACGCCGAAGTTGAGCTAACTTCAATTCTCTCCGAGCAAATTGCTCTAGAAATTGATCGCGAGATTCTTGAGGATCTTGTCAAGGGCGCAACTGCTGGTACATACTGGTGGTCACGTCATGCTGGCAAGTTCGTTCAGAGAACCGGAAAGTCCGGTGGTCAAGAACTTGGTGCTGCAACAGCAACTCCCGACTTCACGGGTACTGTGTCCGAGTGGTATGAGACTCTTGTTGAGACAATCAATGATGTCTCTGCACAGATTCACCGCAAGACCTTAAGAGGTGGCGCAAACTTCATCGTCGTTTCGCCGGAAGTTGCAAACGTCCTTGAGTTCACTGCGGGATTCCGCGCAAACGTCACTGGTGATGTTGAGAAGGGAACCGTTGGTGCGGTTAAGACAGGAGCACTTTCTAAGAAGTGGGATGTTTATGTAGATCCCTACTTCCCTCGCAACCTCGTTCTCGTTGGTCGCAAGGGTGGCTCTTTCTTGGAAAGCGGCTATGTATACGCCCCATATGTGCCACTACAAGTCACACCTACTATCTTCGGAACCGAAGACTTCGTGCCCCGCAAGGGAGTCATGACGCGCTACGGTAAGAAGATGGTTCGTCCCGACATGTATGGACTAGTTGTTGTTGTTGACCTTGTTTAATAGAACAAGATAAACGAAGATAAGCAATAGCGTAAAAAGATTGCCCTCGTCATTCAAATGGCGGGGGTTTTCTTTTATTGCTCAACTATTTAAGGTGAGGAGACTTATATTTAATGGCGATTCCCACTCTTACCCCCAAAAGCACCGTTAGCGCAATCACACTTCCCGCGACTGGCTCGCCAGGAAGCGTAGCAGCAGAATGTCCCTTTGCGATGTTTACCGGCTCTGTAGAGTTTTTATCAGGAGCCGCTGAACAAGTTGCATACACATTTAAGAAACTTGGTGGAGATATCTTAGATCTTGAAATCACCACAGGTAGCGTTTATGCTGGATATGAAGAAGCAGTTTTAGAATATTCTTACATTGTTAACATGCATCAGGCAAAAAATATATTATCTGATGTTTTGGGCATGACCACTGGGACTTTTAATCGTGATGGCGATTTACTTGCTGGAACTTTATCGTCAAGTCTTAGCGGTACCCATGTTGCTCTTAAATATCCCAAGTCTACATTTGCATACGCGCAAAAAGTAGCAGAAGCATTTTCAACTAATGCGCGAGCAGGCGGCGCTACAAGGATATATTCGGCATCATTTAGAGCAACCGCAAGTGTTCAGGATTATGATTTACAAGAAATTTTAAACAGTGCAAGTGTAAATAATTTCGACGCTGCTACAAGCAATCCAGTGCCTTACGCTGGCTTTACGAGTGGTAGCAAGATCATTGTTGATAAAGTATATTACAGAACTCCAGCTTCTATGTGGAGGTTTTTTGGATATTATGGCGGCTTAAACACTGTTGGCAATTTAGCCAATTATGGACAATACGCAGATGATTCGACTTTTCAGTTAGTTCCGGTTTGGCAAAATAAAGCACAAGCCATGGCGTTTGAGGATTCAATATACACAAGAAATTCTCATTACTCTTTTGAATTAAATAATAATATTTTAAGAATATTTCCTACACCACCTCCGGGGGATGTAACTCCAAGTTATTTTTGGTTTAATTTTAGAATTGTTGAAGATGCCTGGACTACATCTTCTGGTTCTCTGGCTGATGGGATTAATAACATGAATACGATCCCCTTCGGTAACATTCCTTACCAAAATATTAATTCGATTGGGAAACAATGGATTCGTAGATTTGCGCTTTCACTAGCAAAAGAAACTTTAGGTCATGTTCGCTCTAAGTTCGCTACTGTGCCAATTCCAGGCGAATCAGTTACCCTCAACGGTCCAGCACTGATTACCGAAGGCAGAGAAGAACAAACTAATTTAAGAACAGAACTAAAAGAGACGCTTGATCAACTAACATATCAAGCATTGGCAGAGAAAGACGCCGCCGTCGCTGGTGCCGTCAATACAGTTAATCAAAATATACCAGCAGGCGTATTTGTTGGATAGGAGGTAATATATGGCTGATGATAAATGGTCGCAACCAGCGCAACCACCTCCCCCCTTATTTCTCGGAGAGAAGGAAAGAAATCTTGTTAAGCAAGTTAACGATGAGCTTATTGAGCGAGTCATTGGACAACAAGTTGTATATTATCCAATAGATCAGAGTATCACAAATTACAATGATTTATATGGTGAGGCTATAGAAAAATCGTTTCTTCCTCCAATAAGAGTATATGCGCTTGTTAATTACGAAGCCACAGAAACGAAAGCCGATGAGCACGTTGGAATTGACAAATCAAATGTGATTACAATTTATTTTCATAAAAGAAGATTAATAGAGGATCAAGATTTATATGTTAGAGAAGGTGATTTTGTATTATATGGTGACTATTTTTATGAAATAACAACCATTACATGGGCAAGACAGTTATTTGGACAGATTGATCATAAATTCGAAATTGTAGCAACTTGCTCCTATTCAAGAGAGGGACTATTCGATGCCACCTGATAATCCGCGACAACAAGACTTGGCACCCCTCCAAGAAATTTCCTTTATGCCCTCGACGCTAGAGACAATTGATCGCGCCTTGTTTGAATATATTGATGATGAACTAAATATATTTTGTACAACAAACAAAGGTTTTAAAAAGATACCTTGTATCTGGGTGGGCGCTGAGCGAGCTTATCAAATTAAACATAATAAAGATCTTCGAGATGCCAATGGTTGGTTAATATACCCTATTATGACTCTTGAAAGAATCTCGGTTGAAAAAGATGTGACTAAACGAGGCGCACTTTATGCATCTATTCCAAATCGTCAAGATAACAAAGGTGGCACGATTACGGTTGCCAGAGTTATCAAACAGGACAAAACAGCTAATTTTGCTAATGCCGATTCAAAGAGATTAATAGTAGGTAAAATTGGAACCGGACAGAATAATTTCCCAAGAAAAAATACCAAAGTTGTTTATGAGACAATTACGATGCCAATTCCGATTTATGTAGAAGCTGGGTATACTTTAACGATTAAGTCCGAATATCAACAACAAATCAATGAAGTGTTGACTCCCTTTATGACCTCCCCCGGTGGCCCAAACTTCTTCAATGTCTACAAAGATGGACATCAGTTTGAAGTCTTTTTGGAACCAAACTATGAATTAAATAATAATGCGGCGGCGCTCAATGAAGATCCGCGTGGTTACGAAACACAAGTATCTTTTAGAGTAAGAGGGTATATTATTGGTGGAGACAAAAACGAAGAAAGACCAAAAATCATTAGACGTGAAAATGTAGTAGAAGTCAAATTACCCCGTGAGCATGTAGTATTTGGAGACATTCCAGAGCACTCTCACATCAGCGGAAATGTACCATTTTATCGAGAGTAGTTTTGACTTATTTGGGGCTTTCGCCTTTTGATCAACTATTTATTAACGATAGTAAGAATACAACAACTTTATTTTTATATTTATTTGAGGCAGTACAAGGAGACACTTCATAATGGCAGAAAGATCTTTTAAGTTTATTTCACCCGGCATATTCATTAATGAGATAGACAATTCGGAAATGCCCGCCCTTCCAGAAGAAATGGGGCCAGTAATTATAGGACGCACAGAGCGCGGTCCATCAATGCGCCCAATTAAGGTTAACTCGTTTTCCGAATTTGTGCAAATCTTCGGCAATCCGATTCCTGGTGGACGAGGCGGCGATATTTGGCGTGATGGAAACTATCTTGCTCCCACATATGCGGCATATGCAGCCCAAGCTTATTTAAGAAACAGCAACGCAGTGACAATGGTTCGCCTCCTTGGTGCCCAAAGCACAAATGCCAACACCAATGGCGGAAAAGCAGGTTGGGATACCGACGCTACGATCAACACGTCGGAGCCTAGCAACGGCGGCGCGTTCGGATTATGGGTTTTCCCGTCTCAATCGGCACCCACTGCCGCTGGGCAAATTATGACAGGTGCCCTCGCCGCAGTCTGGTATTTAAACGAAGGCTCTATGGTGCTTTCGGGGACATTTAGAGACGGAACCGGCGCTGGCGACGACGGCACTACTGGTACTGGTAGCGCAACAATGATTAGAGCCCTAACAACAAATACCGATGGGGCAGAAGGTCCATACCAGGGCGCAGTTGCTAATGAATACTATGCAATAATTTACGATGATACCGGATCAATTAAAGAGCAAACAGCTTTTAACTTTACTCCCTCATCTGCAAGATATATTAGAAAAGTATTTAATACCAATCCTACGTTAACAACTAATGCAATTACAAGAACCATGGAGCGAAAGACGTATTGGCTCGGGGGCAGCTATGAGCGACACCTCACACAATTTGTCACTGGGACTTCTGCTGGACAATCCTGGGGAGTCATTCTCGGTATTGCTAGTGGCAGCGTCTATGGCTCGAACTTCCGAATGGGCTTTCAGGCTGCCCAAACACCATGGATTATTTCACAGGATCTTCAATCATCTTATTCATCTTATGAAATTACAGACACCAATCGTGTGAAGCAGTTGTTTAAGTTTCACACACTTGATGCTGGCGAAGATGAAATGAAAAAGATTAAGATATCCATTTCGGATATTAAAGTTGCCTCAAACGACTTCGACCCTTACGGCTCCTTTAGTGTAGAGCTTAGAGATGCCAGAGATAATGATAATGCGCCTATAGTTATAGAAAGATTTAGCGCTGTAAATCTTAACCCAAATTCATCTCGCTATATTGCAAGAGTAATTGGAGATCAGTATGTTTCATGGGACGACACTGAAAGACGACATAGGCTATATGGCAATTACCTAAATGCATCAAAATATGTTCGTGTTGAAGTAAATGCTGATGTCGATGCCGGTGTTACCGACGCACGATATCTGCCATTCGGATCTTATGGTCCACTACGCCCAGCGACGTGGAACTACATCAGCGGCGCTGCCGTCGCACTCCTAGGTACTGAAGTCGTTGTTAACCCTGATGCCTCTGGACAAAACAATTGGGTATTCGGTGCCACTAAAATTCCACGGTCAACGATTGGGGGTGTATATGCCAGTGCCAACTCCGCATTTAT